TGCTGTATAATCTTACTTGTAAGAAAGATAAATAAAGCTTACAATTCTTAACTAAATATTGGTATACTTCAAACAGGGTACACCTACATGGTGTTCCTCATTGAGTGCTTAAACACTCACGAACTATAAACCAAAGTAAAAAGAAAAGAGGTAAAAAATTATGGCAAGAGAAAGACAGGTAACAAGAACAATCAATTCAATTGAGGTAACAGCTATTTGTATGGATATTTCTACAAATGAAGTATCTGACAAGGTGTTAACTATTACAGGTGATACACCTACAAATGAACAGGCATTGAAGCAACTAAAGAAAGTCTATGAGACAGAAACCTTCAAAGTCGTAGCTGTAAAGGAAATCAAGGTAACTGAAAAGCTGTTTGGTATGTCAGAAATCGATTTCTTGAAATACGCTGTTGAACTTGATACCGAAACTCGTAAACCTATCAAGGCTGATTAAACACTCAATGAGGTACACCTACATGGTGTGCCTCTTTGGTGTTTAATCACTCAAAGAACTATAAACCAAAGTACAAGTAAAGGAGTAAAACTATGAAAACAATGTTAATTTACACTGTGGAGTATGTAACTGATGAAATCAACGAAGAAACAGGTGAAGTAATAACACCTGCTCACACTGAGAAAACATTGACACCATACGAATTAAGCAATGTTGTCAAAGTTAAGTTAACATGGGGTGGCATTGAAGTAATGACAGCTGATGGAAATATTACAAAGCATGAGCACGTTGAAGAAATCTATTATCGTTAACATTCAAACAGGGTGCACCTACATGGTGTACCTCATTGAGTGTTAAACTCAGAACTATAAACCAAAGTACAAGTAAAGGAGTAAAACTATGAAGTGTTGGAAGTTAAAAATTGATGGTGAAACAACCTACTTTAACAATCTAAGCATGGCACTCTCAATAGCAAAAACCTACAAAAACATAGGTGCAAAGAAAATTACATTGAAATGGAGTGATTATCATGCTTAAGCAATTAAACTTGATTGACTTGATACCATTTCTTGATGAAAACCAAGATGTAGACATCACAGCGTATAACATACCATTATATGATGGTCCTGTTCGTACAATACCTGCTATGTATGCACCCTATGAAATCACTGAGAAATTGTATACAAGGGATGACAAGCTACATATAGCATTAGATTGCTAGACCATCAACAGGTGCATCTAAATGGTGCATCTGATTGATAGTCTAACAACTATCACGTAAATATCGAGCCAACGAACAGGCTGTTCACGACACGTGACTTCGTGTAAGAAAGTAGGTAAGTTACGGAAGGCGGTGTGAAACCTTAACAGAAACCACCACGATTCGTACAACAAAATCATTAAAAGGTACGTCAAGCGTTTACGATTATCGTACAAAGAAATCGAATAACTATTAATAACTGTTTAAGTAAAGGAGAAATAATATGAAACATTACGAAGAAATAATTAAAAGAGTTGAATGCGTTGTTGAAGAAAGAATATGGGCAACAATGACACCTGTTTTTTCAGATAGTGGTATAGACATTACACTATATTGTACTGAATATAATTTCACTTTTACAAGGCATATTTATTACAGAGAATTGGAGTTAGATGAACCTGTTTTGTACACAGCTAATAAGATAGTTGGTGAATTTGAGCAGGAACTTGTCAAGAACATTGAGAGGTTATAATATGTTAAGACAATTTGCAATTAAAATCAAATGTATGTGGTGCGGACAGGAAATACCTGTCCTCACTACAAGACCAAAGAAATGCCCTTATTGTGGAGGATTATTATGACCAAAGATAATAAAGAGTATTTAAAATTATATCTTCAAGGTATATTTAAGTGTGAAACAACAGTAGAGGAAATAGGCTCAATGTGTGGCATTGTACAATGTACAAGTATTTGCTGTAAATTTGCAGACAATATATGTGTAAGAGTTGACTTATCTAACGAAGAAGTAGTTAAGAGATATTGCACTTTGGAAGAAGTAGATAGAAATAAATTCACAATAGCTTTGAGGATATATCAAGAATTAGTTTTAATGAGAGTGAGAAGCTTATGCAATGTAGAATTAGGATATTTCTCAAATTAAATAATGACAGATACTACATTAGTATGATAAATGCTAAACGTCTTAAGCGTATCTGTGCACTCAGTGGTATTCACCTGTTTTCAGAAGCAGGTACAAATAAAACTGAATACTACATCAAACTGAATGAACTCAATAACTTTATCAGAGTTATGAGACAACATAAAATAGAAGTATTATTTTGTTAAAAAGAAAGGAAGGTATTAATATGTTATATTTTTAATGTAATTAGGAACATAATTGACACCGACTTATACTACTATTTTAGCAAGGAAGGTAAAATAATCTATGATGGTTATGAATTACCTACTGATGCTAACGATTATCTTATTGAAATAAGTGGTGGTGAAGATGAACACGGATGCTGTTTATATTTTTGACGTTGCATAGAAAGGAGATTAACATGAGAAAAAGAATATTAGCATTAGCTGTAGTAACAGCTGTAGCATTTAGTGTAGCATTAGCACTCACAGGGTGCAACAAACAGTTAGTAGATACAACATACACATACAACTATGCGTACATCAGTTGTGGTGATAGTCATGTAACAGTTGTTGTAGACAAGTGGAAAGACTATGATGGTGAGCAGATACAAATAACAGATAGTAATGGTGTTGTGTATCTTACACAGGCAAGTAACGTAGTATTAATGAAGAAGTAAAGGAGAGTATATGACATATCGAGAGTTAGTAAGTGATATTTTGGGTGTTACATTATACAAGCATGAATTAGAAGGTTGTGCGGGTTTTAGATGTCAAGGTGAACATGCAGAAACACAATGCTCATGCAATAGTTGTAAGGTACATCATATTTGGGATAAAGAGGTAGACATTGGTAAAATCTATGCAAACCTCAGTACATCAGATGCAGGTAAAGCTATACACAAGGGGTTACTTAATAGTATGTATGGTAAAACTACTATTAAATACCTTGACACAGATAGCGTTGAGAATATAAGAGAAGCATTTAAAAATGGCTGTTCATATGCTGTACTACCTAATTATGAACCTACTATTAAATTTATTGATAAATGGCTTGAAATACCTAGTACATTAATGGGTGAAGATGTGAACTATATTGCTGAAATTCTTGATGATGCTACAGTACATGGCTTGGACTTCAAATATGAAAATGGTAAATTTTATTTCAAAGACAGGCAGGTGTCCTTAAATACGGACACACAAGATGTAGATTAAAAATTTCTATATATTGTGTAGACAAACGCCACAAAAAGTGGTAGTATAATACTCGTAGGGAACACCTACACAATACGTTTTCATAGCAATCGGGTGTTATCCATCCCATTGATAACACCCACTCCCTTGGATGGATATGCAAATGGCGAAGCAAGCAGGCTGTAAACCTGTCACATTAGAAACACTATAGGTTCAAATCCTATTCCATCCATTTCGTTGTGGTATGCAAGAGGTCAGAAGCAAGCTGATTGCTAATCAGTTGTGCCCAAGATAGGGAACTAGGACTCGAATCCCTACCACAACGCTTGGTACAATAACGTACCATACAACACAGCAGACCATGAAAGGAGATTAAACAACATGGCAAGAAAACCAATGGTAACAAGAACAATTGTTACAACAAAGGTCAATGTACTCTGTATGGACTTAGAGCACACTGAACCATGCAACAAGGAAGTGACACTTCCAAGAACATTTAAGGACGACAAGAAGTTGTTCAAGGCTGTACAGGATGTAGTTGACAGTAAGAAACTCAAGGCTGTACAGGTAGTTGACAGTGAGGAAGTGGAAACACTTTATGGCATGTCAGAACAGGACTTCATTGACAATGCTATGAAGCTTGACAATGAAACACGTAAGCCTATCGAAGTAGAGAAGCCTACATTACTAGACGACGAAGCACTTGATGACATTCCACAGGACGAACAGTAAACAATAAGAAAGGAAATGGTGAAACACTATGATGACAAAGAGAGAACTTTTTAATGCAAAGAATTGTGGTAACAAGATGGAAGCAGGTATGGAGATTGAAGTCAAATCAGTTGGTTCATTTGAGGACAAGGATAAGGACGGAAATGTAGTAACAGCTTCTGCACTTGTTGCAACAGATGGCAAGGTTTACACAGCTATTTCAGCAACAATCGCTGATTCTCTCGCTCTACTTGACGAGATTATTTCTGAGGAAGGTGCTGTAACTGTTAAGGTTATCGAGAGCACATCACAGGCAGGTAGAACATTCAAACAGTTAGAGATTATCTAACAAAGAATACTCACGCAGACGTTTTACTTCTTTTGGTTATATGCCCCATCATTGTACGTGATGGGGCTTTTTTAGAAAGGTGGTTCTTATGGACAAAAGACAGAGAGAATATCATCACCAGTTGCGACTTTTGAAACAAAGAATGTCACGCCTTGAACAACAAGGTTATCGCTTTGATGTTGAACAAATCACAAAAGGAAGTGAAAAGAATGTATACTACGCTACACAATACTTTAAGACACTACGTGGAGAACAGTTAAAACAACTAGCAATACAAGGAACAGGACTAGACGTAGACAATGAAGAAGATTTTGTACCACCTGCTGACAGAGATTCACCTTTTGCTTATTCTGTTATTGATGAAATAGAAAGAATTATACTTGAATTTCCTGACATGCTAGTAGTACAAGGTGATTTAGGAACAAGAGTACGAGAAGGTACTAGAGACCAAGCAGATGTATCTGATGTTGGTGAAGCACTATGGGATATGTGGAACGAAGCTGTAAGTAAGGCAACAAGAGAAGGTACACTTGAACAGCTAAGTGCATACTATGAGAGTGTTGAAGGTAAACTAGCTGACTTAATTAATCCCTATAAGAATGTAGCACAATACTTCTATGAGTCTGAGATTAAGACTACAATGATTGAAGCATTAAGGCTACTAAATGGTGGCGAGGCATTGACAACATCACAGCTTGAAAATTATGTACCTTTGTACACTGAGTATGAAAACATTCAGTAGGTACTCATACTATGAAAAGTAAAAAGAGAATATTCTCTTGTGACTTTGAGACTACAGTATATGAAGGACAAACTGATACAGAAGTATGGGCTTCTGCTAGTGTAGAATTATACACAGAAGATGTAAACATTTTCCATTCAATCGAAGAACAATTTGACTACTTTAATAGTTTAAATTGTCACATGATTGCATACTTTCATAATCTTAAATTTGATGGTAGTTTTTGGCTTGACCTGTTACTCAGAAAACTAGAATACAAGCAAGCCTATGAAGTTTTAAATGGCAATGAAGCTACAATAAAATGGCTCAAGAATAAAGAGATGCCTAAGCGTTCTTTTAAGTATATGATTTCCGAACAAGGACAATGGTATTCTATCACTATTAAGAACGAAAAAGGTTACATCATTGAGATAAGAGATAGTTACAAACTGTTACCATTTAAAGTAGCTAAGATTGGCAAGGACTTTAAGACAAAACATCAGAAGCTAGACATGGAATATGAAGGGTATAGATATGCAGGATGTGAAATCACTGATGAAGAAAAGAAATATATTGCTAATGATGTATTAGTTGTCAAAGAAGCATTAGAAATACTGTACGACGAAGGTCATAACAAACTCACTATAGGCTCATGCTGTTTGACAGAATTTAAGGCAACCTATGATGAGGAAACATACAACTATTTATTCCCTAAACTTGATGATATTGAACTAGACGAGAAGATATATGGTTCACCAAACGCTGAGAAATATATACGCAAATCATACAAAGGTGGATGGTGTTATTTAGTCAAGGGTAAAGAGGATAAGATTAAGCACAAAGGTACGACAGCTGATGTAAACTCTTTGTACCCATCAATGATGTCAAGTGAAAGTGGAAACAAGTATCCGTATGGTGTACCTCACTTTTGGAAAGGTGATTATATTCCTAATGAAGCTATTGCTGATGATAAGTATTTCTTTGTTAGAATTAAAACACGATTCTATATTAAGAAAGACAAGCTACCATTTATACAAATTAAAGGTAGCTATATGTACAGAGGTACAGAAGCACTCACCACTTCAGATTATAAAGCTAAAGACGGAAATTATTACACACATTACACAGACATACATGGTGTACGACATGATACAAGACAGATACTTACTTTAACAATGACTGACTATCAGTTGATTAAAGAACATTACAACCTTGTAGATTATGAAGTACTAGATGGTTGCTGGTTCTATGCTAAAGAAGGTTTATTTGACGAGTACATAGAGAAGTACAAGAAGCAGAAAATTGTTAGCACTGGAGCACGTCGCCAGTTGGCCAAATTATTCCTCAACAATTTGTACGGAAAATTCGCAATGAGTGATGACAGTAGTTTCAAGAAGGCTTTTGTAAAGCAAGATGGTTCTATTGGCTTTATAGGTGTTGAAGCACATGACAAGGAAACAGGTTATATTCCTGTAGGTTCTGCTATCACATCTTATGCACGTAACTTTACAATAAGGGCTGCACAGAAGAACTATCATGGTGTTGACAAAGCAGGTTTCATATATGCTGATACAGATAGCATACATTGTGACTTGCCACCCGATAAGATTGAAGGAATTACTGTACACCCTACAAACTTCTGTTGTTGGGCACTAGAAAGTTGTTGGGATGATGCTATATTTGTACGTCAAAAGACATATATTGAACACGTAACACACAAAGACCTTGAACCAATTGACGAACCATATTATGATGTCAAGTGTGCAGGAATGCCAGACAGATGCAAAGATTATTTTGTAGCTAGTATGATAGGAATGACAGAGAAGCAGAAAAAAGAATGGTCAACAGAAGAAAAGGAATGGTGCTCTACTCCTAGAAAACTAGAGGACTTTAAGATAGGACTAGAAATTCCTTTTGGTAAGTTAAGACCTAAACGAATTAAAGGTGGAACATTGTTAGTAGAAACAAGTTATAAAATGAGGTAGATTATGGACAATGAATTAGTTGAAAAGATAACAAAAGAATTTAATGAAGCAGGTGTTGATGACGTCAACATTAGAGTGTCACAGTTTTTAGGTGAACCTTGGTTATACATATTATTTTATCACAAGGGACGTGGTATTATATATGATATGTCAGTTGCAACCTATAAGCAATATGGTATTATGATACGTTTGCTTAAGGATGAATGGCAGAAGAAGTGGAAGGAGATGTGGTAATGCTTGAACCAATGATAACTGACAAGGATAACAATATTGTAAATATTGACAGTAACTGGGTGTACCCATTTGCTAACCTAGAAGTTGGTGATGTGTTCCTATTCAACTTTGCACCATTTATATGTACAGGACCTATCAAAGCTTTTGGTAAATACTGTAACTATGAAGTGAATGCTGTTTCACTTATTAATGGTACAGGTGTAATTATGAAGAAAGATGATAAGGTCATACTTATTGAAAATCCTTGGAAAGATTATAAAGCACCACATGCACCACAAGGTTTATATTCAGAAGATTAATTAAATTGCAATCTAATTAAAAAGAGAGTAGAAATAAATCTACTCTCTTTTCTTTCTATCTGACACATTAACTTGCGAATGCCCGAAGAACTACTTTACATAGTTCGGTTGCAAACCCGGAAACCTTGATGGCTGTATAATTTCAACAGTGCTACCCATCTTAGTGACACCACAAGCCAATGTAGATATACTAATATGATATACATTTCATTAATGCTTCTTTGCATCTTAGGTCTTTAAATCTAAAAGCACCATGTTCAAAGAAGTATCTAAGCTGTGTGATAAACAAATCATTATTCTTAAGCATAACAAAATTTATATTGTGGTCATCTGTTGTAACACTTATCTTGTGTGGGAATGTTTTATCAGCTACATCATCACAATACAGGAAACCTAAATTTCTATACTCTCTAATACCATAATCCCTACCATTATATCTGATAGTAGCAAGGTACTTATTGTGTGTATCTGTTGGTTTCTCAACGAACGCTAAGTTATCATTGAGGTATACATTCTCTGATGAATAAGCAACATAGTCATTCTTTGCAAATGCTCTATTGATACCACTTTCCTTTTGTGCTCTACTTGCTGTTTCAATGAAACCATTTTCTAGTACAAAGCCATCACCACGTAAGAAGTTAACTTCTTGGTTAAGCCTTGAACTAATTCCTAGTTCTATATAATAAGGATTAATAATTGATACTTGGTTTCCTAACATGTAAACAGGTACGTGTCTAACCTGCTCACCATTACCTCTTGCAATAGAAGTATGTATACTAAGAAACTTAGTAATTTCATCGCTACAATAGTGATTAGTTTCACTCTGAAACTCGTCAAATATAATCATATCTACATCTGAAAACAGATGTGAATATTTTTTAATTTGGTCTGCACTATTAAGTGTAATAGCGTAGCCACAACTCTTAGCTGTATCATAATCATCAGCTTCCATCAAAAATAACTCATGGAATATACCATTTGCACGTCTCTTTGATGTCATATTGTACCCATTAAAGAACAAACCATGTAAGTCTTTAAAGAATTTCTCTGCTACATCATCCAACTCATAGTTGTATCTGTATAACAGTGCAAACTTCTTACCATGTTTCATGAATCTATTAACAGCAAGTCGACCAAAGTATGTTGTCTTACCACCTGTTCTGTTGGTAGTACAAATGTACAACTCTGGTTCTCTACCATTAATATCCTTTAATGACAGAAGCTTAGTTCCATCATAATATTGTGAACTCATATTTTCACTCCTGTTCTTTGTGTTATTTATTACCTACTATTTATTATAACATTATTATTTACAAATTTCAACAATAGTAGTATAATTATAGATAAGAAAGGAGAGTTCAAGTATGGAGAATTACAACATTATAGTACAATTTATTTCATCAGTTGGTTTTCCTATTGCTGTTTCTTGTGCCCTTTTATGGTACTGTTTTAAGTTAAATGAAGTACATAAAGAGGAATCAAAAGAGTTCACTGATGCAATAAACAATTTCACAATTGCGTTACAGCAATTGACAGATTATATTAAGAAATAAGGAGTACATTATGGTTAGAGTAGGAAGTGCAAGACATGATGAAAATGGTAAGTACACAGGCGGTAAAGCAGGTGATAACTTACAGAAGTCAAACACAAACGATACTGTTGGTGAAGTATCTATGCAAGCAATGTATACACACAGTAAGGGTTGGTATGTACTAAGGCCAAAGTCAAGTGCTTATGCTAGTCAGATTGCCAACAGTATGTATCTAGCCTGCAACAACAAAAACATTGGCTATTCACAAAGCTGTCAAAGAAAGACTCCCGATAATATTGAGACAACAAAGGCAATTAATGTTGATTGCTCTAAGCTAGTACGTGATGTTATCTATTATGCTACAGGAGTAGACGTTGGTAACTTTACAACAGCTAACGAAAAGGATGTTTTAAGTAAGTCTAACTTATTTGAATCTCCTTTCAAGTATAAGAATCAAACATCAACACCTGTTTATAATGGTGACATTCTTGTAACATGTACAAAGGGTCATACAGTTATAGTTATTGATGGGTCACCAAGACCTGCACAAACTGTTTACTATCCTAAGTACACAGGAACATCTTCGTCAATCATAACAGCATTAAAAGCTGTTGGTGAGACAAACACAACAATGGCGCATAGAAAGAACATTGCATTAGCAAATGGTATCAGTGCCTATAAAGGAACAGCTTCTCAGAACTTATCACTTGTTAAGTTACTGAAAGCAGGTAAACTAATTAAGGTATAGAGGTAATATGAGTTGGACATACGGACAGCAAATATGGGATTATTTGCTAGGTGTAATTGGTAATGAATATGGTGTATCAGCTTTAATGGGTAATATGATTTCAGAATCTAACCTGTTACCTTTTATTAAGCAAGGTGATGTTACTCCACCATATAACCCTTCATTAGAATATAGTGCTGATGTAAATGATGGCACAATATCAGAAAGTACATTTGTTAATGACAGTATTGGTTATGGTCTATGTCAATGGACTTACTATTCTAGGAAACAAGGTCTTTATGATATGTGCATGAAACCTACATATCATGGTATTGATAATATCACATATCAGTTATATTTTATTAATGAAGAACTTACAAATAATTATCCATCAACTTTAACAACTTTGCAAAATGCAACAGAGCAATCCTTATGGGATGCTACAGTATATGTTTTGCAAAATTATGAAGGCCCCGCTGACCAAGGATATGCTGAACAGCTAGAACGTTATAATAACGCAATAGATGTTTATAACACATATAGTGGTGGAACACCAATTCCACCAACTCCTCCAACTCCACCTACACCGCCCACACGTAGGAAGATGCCTTTATATATGTACCTAAGAAGAATCTAAGAAAGGAGTATTAACATGGTACTATCAAAAGGTCAAGTTATGGAACAGGTAAAAAGTCTTATCGGTGATAAATCTGATGACGATACTTTGAAATTCCTAGAAGATATTTCCGATACAATTGATGACTTAGAAACTAAGTCAAAAGGTGATGGAGAGGATTGGAAAACAAAGTATGATGAATTGGACAAATCATGGAGAGATAAATACCGTGAGAGGTTCTTCAATGGTACAGATGATAAAAAAGAAGAACCTAAAAATGATTTACTAGAACCAAGTGGAACTGAGGATGATAAAGGTGAAGATGATGCACCTAAAACATTCGAAGATTTATTCACAGAATCGTAAAATGAAAGGAGATTATTATGGCTAAAAGAATTGCTGTAACAAATTTAGACAATTCTACTATTAACATTCTTAATGTTATTAGACAGAATGCTACTTATGATTATCAGAGTAAGGTGCCAGAGGTTCAGACATCAAAGGACATCCCTAAGGTTGGTGATGTTATTTATGGACACCCTGCACTTGCTAATGAGTTTTTAAATGCACTCATTAACAGAATCGCACTTGTTAAGGTACAGAGTGCTATCTTCAATAATCCATACTCAAGATTAAAGAAAGGTTATCTTGAGTTCGGCGAGACAGTAGAAGATATTTTCGTACAGATTGCTGACGTTGTTGAGTTTGATGCAGGCAAGGCTTCTGCAAGAGAATTCAAGCGTACATTCCCTAAGGTTGAGTCAGCATTCTACGCTATGAACTGGCGTGCAATGTACCCTGTAACAATACAGGATAAAGACCTTTACACAGCATTACAGACACTTGATGGTGTACAGAACCTTATCGCTAAGATTGTTGATGCTATTTACACAGCTGCTGAGTATGACGAGTTCTTACTCTTTAAGTACTTACTTATCAAGGCTGTTAGTACAGGAAAGATGTACCCTGTACAGGTTGGTGACGGCACAGACATGAAGGTAGATGCTGTTGAATTTAGAGCAACATCTAATGGTATTACATTCATGTCATCAAAGTACAATGAAGCAGGTGTACTTACAACAACTCCAAAGGAAAGACAGATTATCTTTATGGACGCTAAGTACAATGCACAGTATGATGTAAACGTACTCGCTTCTGCATTCAATATGGACAAGGCTGACTTCATGGGAAGATTGCACTTGATTGATGACTTCACATCATTCGATAACAAGAGATTTGAAACAATCAGAGAGAACTCTGATGGTATTGCTGAGGTAACAGCTGATGAACTTTCACTTATGCAGGGTATCAAGGCTATTATCGTAGACGAGGAATGGTTCCAAGTGTACGACAATAAGACAGTATTCACTGAGACTTATGTAGCTAGTGGTTTATACTGGAACTACTTCCTTCACATTTGGAAAACAATCGCACACTCACCATTTGCTAACGCAATTGTATTTGCTACATCAACACCTACATTTGGTGCTACTATTAAGGGTAAAATTGATAGCGTTGCTGAATCTGAAAATGGTATTGCATTTGCAATCACATTTGATGATGCTGTTTCACTTACACCTTCAAGCTACAAGTTTGAGCAGACAGAATCTCTTACAGAGAAGGGTGTTGCTGTACAGCCTTATGGTGCATTAATGGTTCCTAAGTCTAATAAAGCTATCTCTGATGTTATTACTGTAGGCGTAGGTGCTGAAACTTACTCTACATCTGCTGTAACATTTGCAAACCTTGCTGTAGGAACTGAAATCACATTTCAGAAGGTTACAGAATAATAGTTAAGTAATTGCATAGGCTACAGGTTGAAATATACTTGTAGCCTTAATTACTAGAAAGGAGTAATATGTATATTGCACCTAATACAGAAATAAGATTATTAACAGGTGTTCCTCTTGATAATACTTACGCACACACTTTGTACTTTGCTGATAAAAATGCACAGGCAACTTACTTTGCTAGTAAGACAATGCCTAATGGTATTCTTAGTGCTCAAAGTTATCAAAGATATGCTAAAGGTACTATGAGAATCAATAGACTAGCTGATGATATTTATAATGCTAACTACATGATGTTCAAGAACACTAGCTTTGGTAACAGATGGTTCTATGCTTTTATCAATAGGATTGAATATGTAAGTAACACTGTTAGTGAAATAGAATACGAGATTGATGTAATGCAAACATGGTTCTTTGATGTTACATTGTTGCAGAGTTTCGTTGAACGTGAGCACAGTACTACTGATGTGGCAGGTGAAAATATCGTACCAGAGCCTGTTAATCTAGGTGAATACTTTAGAAGTCAATTACATCAAACAGCATTATTTGATGATTTTACATGTATATTAGTATCACCATATAAACGTATAAAAAATCCTGCACCTTTAGGAAATACTTATATATGGGTAAACGTTTCTAGTGATATACCTGTACCTCCTACAGTAATACAGCACCAGTTAACATCATTGTTCTATACTGTTATCAAATCAGCTACAGACATGGGTCAATTTTTATGGGAACTAAATGACCAAGGGCTTAGTGATAGTATTGTATCTATTTATTGCGTACCTACAGCATTCTTAAGCAATTACAGTAGTGGTGATGTTTTAACAGGAACACAAGAAACAATAGGGTATACATATTTTAACGCAACACCTACTACCTTAGGTAGCTATACACCTAAGAATAAAAAATTACTAACATATCCATATAACAAGTTTGTAATAAGTACATCAGATGGTAATGTTAGAGATTATGCTTTTGAATGGTTCGGTAGTCAAGGTGTACGATTTAATATTTACTCTAATTTAATGGAAAATGCTAGTTTTAAAGCTGTACCTGTTAGTTACAAAGATAGAGCTTTTAACTATGAAGAAAGTGCACTTCTAACTGACTTTCCATTAACAGGATATATAACTGATAGTTTTAAAGCATGGTTAGCACAGAATAAAACTAGATTAGCTACACAAGTTGCAGGAGAATTTATCCCTGTTGGTAAAGGTCTTATGAGCAAAACACCCGTCACTAAACAGTGGAGTGCTAAAGGAAAACGTGAAACATTAAGTGGCATGTTAACAATCGCTGATACCATAAGTAATATTCAAGCAGAATCAGTCAATCGTTTTCACGCACAGGGTTCTGCTGATGGTTCACTAGAAATGGCAATGCAGAAAAAAGATTTCTGTGGTTATCAAGAATATATTAACCCACTAAATGCACAAATAATTGATGACTTCTTTAACTGTTATGGATATGCTACTCACAGAGTTAAAGTACCAAACAGAAACGTAAGGCCTCATTGGACTTATGTTAAAACTATAGACATCAATCTTGAAAGTAATGCACCTGCTGATGATACAAGTAAGATAGCTTCTATTTACGACAGTGGTATAACATTTTGGAATAACCCTGCTGAGGTTGGAAACTATTCTCTTAACAACTCACCTAGCTAGAAAGGAGTAATATGAGTAGACGAAGAAAAGACGCTTTTATTGAATCAGCGTTAATGAACAATCGTACATACATTCAATATTATAATCGTCTAACTGAGTTAGCATTATCAATGTTTGAGTGGAAGAATCTACCTAGTACTGTAGACACACGTTTCCTTGAAATGTGTCTCTTTGCAGATGGTAAAGCTGTATTCTTTAAGGATGAAGATTTAGGATACCTTACATTACAGTGTGCTATCAGTGGTAGACTTAATGTGTATCGTATTCCTATTGAACGTAGAGCATACGCCACTAATGGATATAACAAACAGTTAACTGAGAAAGACAGCGTTATTATTTTCAACAACTTCATGCACACTAATTCAAAACTTGATGTTGAAATGTTCTCTAAACGTTTGTACAATCTTGACAGAATCATTGATGTAAATGCTAATGCACAAAAGACACCTGTACTTATCAAGTGCTCAGAGGATGAACGTCTTACCATGAAGAATCTATATGAATCTTATGATGGTAACGAGCCATTCATATTTGGTGAATCTGATTTGAATAGTAATGCACTTACTGTTTTAAAGACAGATGCACCTTATGTAGCAGACAAAATCTACGAATTAAAAACGCAACTGTGGAACGAAGCATTGACATACCTTGGTATCATGAATATCAACACAGTTAAGAAAGAGAGATTGATAACTGATGAAGTACAGCGTAACAATGGTGGTACAATAGCTTCACGTTACAGTAGACTAGAAGCACGTAGACAGGCTTGCAAACAAATCAATGAAATGTTTGGACTAAATATTGAATGTGAATATCGTGATGATGTACAATTGACAGCTGAGGCTGGAAGTGATATAATTAATAATAAGGAAGGTGGTGCTGACAATGAGTAAATATACAACAGAACTAAGGTATATCGTTGAAACATCAGCAGGTTTGACCTCTAGTGTTGGAAATGACAGCATTGACGAAACTATAACAAAAGCACTACCTATTATCTTCAATTTTGACTTTCCTATCTTTGATGAAACCTACAGAGAGGTACTAGAAAGAAAGATAATTAATCATTTCTATACAAGAGAGATTGGTTATGAAACTGTAGGACGTTGGAAATTGGCACTCAAAACAAAGTTAAATGAGATTATGCCATATTACAATCAGCTGTATGAAAGTGAGTTACTAGATTTTAACCCACTTTATACACATAACCTTCACACAAAACGAGACGACGAAGAAACAAGGAACACACAACAGACAACAACACAACACCACAATGATACTATTGGTGATGTAACAAAAGATACTACAGTCGGTACGGATTATAGATTGCACTCTGATACTCCTCAAGGTGGGCTAGCAGGAGTAGATAGTGAAACATATCTATCAGACGCTCAAAAAGTCACAACTAATAATACAGTTAGTGGTACGGCAGACAGAAGTGATATTGGTACAGCCAATGGTACAAACACAATAGCCAACACAAACGTGGATGACTATTTGGAACATGTTTCAGGTTGGGCAGGATATTCACCTAACAAGTTAGTGAAAGAATATCGTGACAATTTCCTAAACATTGACATGATGATTATCAATGACTTAAACAAATTATTCATGGGTCTTTGGTAGAAAGGAGTAAGACATGCCAGTACCAATTCTAGGCAAACCTTACTATCAGAAAGTGCTTCCGCTTGTCTATGATGATGCACTAAGTTATCTTGAAGTTGTAGAGAAACTTAGGTACAAAGTCAATGAGGTTATTGAACTATTCAATAACTATGAACAGACAATCGAAGATTTAAGCAAGTATGTACAGGATATTCAGACTATGAAGGCTGATATTAGTGCACTTAAAAGCGGGTTATCTGCTGTAGAAACATCATTATCTAATTTGATTTCAAAACATGACAATGATGTGGAAGCACTTAAAACTGTAGATGCTAACTTACAGAAGCAGATTGATGAACTTGTAGTGAAGGTAAACAGTATTGTAACTTCCTATGACAGTATCATTGATTATGTTGATAACAAGGTTGCTACAGTAACAGTTGAGAACTCTACAGCGTGGATACGTTTAGAGAATTACATCAACACTCAGAACAGACTTCTACAGTTACAAATTAATGAGTTGGCAGATAAGATTAACCACATTAGCATTAATGATGTGTACAATCCTGTTAGAGGTTATCGAGAATCACTTGATGATAATAACTGGGATTTGTACCAAGATTTAAGGTATGGTGGTTTCACAAATGCTGACTTAGCAGAATTTGGTGTTAGCAATGAAACTGTTGCAAGTCTAGTGCATGACAATCGTGACTATGCAGTTAATGCTAAGAAACGATTTAAACTTCATTACCTCTTTAGTCCTGTTACAGGTAGAAAGGTAAGTCATGCAAATGCTATTAGTCAAGCTATCGTAGCTGTAGTTGGTGCAATCACTAACAACTCTATGATAACGGCAACTAATACAATGCTTTACAATTACATGAACACTAACAATTTAACTAATAATGATATTAGTACATTGTATAGTGATAACTTTAAGAGATACACTGTAAGTGTATAAAGAAAGGAGATAATTATGGGTTACACAAATGAAACTACACATTATGGTATTCCACTTCCATTAGGTTCAGATTTAACTACACCTATGGACTACAATGAATCAGCAGAGAAGATAGACAGAGACTTGTTTGCTAATACACAGGGTGTT